AAATATGCCAATTAAGTTTAACCAAGCAGCGCACAACGTTCTAAGACCTTACAGAAAAACATTTTAATGAATAAATCTGCATACATACACGCTGGACAACTTAATAGAAAAGTATCTCTATTTAAAAATACAGCGACCAAAACCGACACTGGAGAATCCACTCAAGAAGATGAGTTGGTGAAAGAGGTGGTGTATGCCAAGCGTGAAGATTTTACAGGGAGTGAAGATGATGACGATGGTAGAGTCATTGGAATTGGAGTGGTGGCTTTCATTGTAAGATTTAGCTCAGATCTATTTGTGAATGGACAAAAGTATTTTGTAAAAGACTTTGATGGGATCTACCAGATAAACTCCATAGAATTATCTGGCCAACAAAAAAATAGATTTCTTAAACTTAAATGCACAAGACGTGGACATTAAAGTAAAAGGATTTTCGGAGCTTAATCGGAAGCTGAAAAAGCTAGACGACAAAATGACCAGGCGCGAAGTGCTTAAGATACAAAGGAAACTAGCTACTCCATTGGTAAGGGCTTATAGGGATGAACTCCCACAAAGCAATAGGACTACAAAGCGTTTTGGAAATAGCTATCCACCAGGTAACCTTAAGAAGTCTGTGGCAAAAGAAACCGTACCGGCTCGTGCTGTAGGTGGTAATCCACAAATAGTGGTAAGACCTTCTACAAAAGGAAAAAAAGGCGGTTACTACCGGCACATGGTTGTGGCAAAAGGAACTGAGATAGGATCTAACAAACGTGGATCTAGAAAACAAATAAACACAGTTGTGGACAAGGCTAGAGATAGAGTAGTCTCGCAGCGTAATTCATCAACTACTGCTAAGTACGAAAAGCAAATGCAAAAATTTATTCAGAAACAAATTGATAAACTAAGCTCATGATACTACAAGCAGCAAAACATGTAAATGAAGTGATGAGTTTGCAAGCAATTAAAGATGTGATAGAAACCAATGTATTTTGGGATCTAGCTACAGAAGAAAAAGAACTTCCATTTGTCAATTTTAAACTGAGTAATACTGGAACTCTTACAAAAGATGGAATTGCACAGTATGCAGTAGAGATGTTTGTATTTGCGAATTCTCTTAACCAAGGTGGTTCAATAGCAGATGCTATTGAAACTGCTATAAAAGAATCAAGTTACAACTGGAAGTTTCGTGGAAACGAAACAGGTTACAACTATAGCGATGGCCGTGAAGGTCTTTGCACAATTAATTATGAATTTAAATTTTAAATCTTAGAAATTATGGCTGGAGAAAAAGTAATGAATGGTAACCTAAGGATGACCTTAGACGACAAAACAGTATATCATTCTACAGAATGTAGCGTAACTCTTACAAGAGAAATCAGAGAGCGATCTACAAAAGACACAGATGGTGTAGAAAGGGCTAAAGGCCAGAAGTCTTTCAGCGGTTCTGCATCAGCATTGGCGGTTTATCTTTCGGATGGTGTAGATACTCACGATTTTGGAGCCTTGTTCGATCTTTACAATGACGATACTGATACTGCTATTCCTATAGAATTTGTTCCCTCAGAAGGTGATGCATCCTTTATGTTTAAAGGGGAATGTATTATAGAAAGTTTAGAACTTAATCTAGCAGTAGAAGAAGATGGTACAGCTTCTATATCCTTTTCTGGATCTAAGAAATTAGAGAAAGTAGATCTCCCATTATAAGCTTATGACATCAATCACGATAGAGGGTGTATCTCACCCTATAAAGTTTGGTTACGGGGCTTTTAGACATCTTGGTGTGCTTTGGGAACAAGAAGGAATCCAAGGTGTGATTAAGGTATTTGAAAAAACCTTTAGCAATATAAGTGCAGATCCCAAATTTGATACCTTGGAAAAAATAGGAGATCTTGTAAATGCTGGAGTTATAAATGCTGGTGGCGAGTCTTTGAATACAGATGACATCTTAAATGATTTAGTCTTTCAGGATTCTGGTAAATTGCAAACGGTGGTCGATGCTTTTATGAAAAGCATTCCAGGCGCAGAAAACGGAAAAAAAAAGGTGAGCCAGAAGAAAGCTCCAAAACCGAAAGCAAAGAAATAACATGGGATGAACTGGAAGAAATTGCCTTTGGTATATTACAAATGCGTGAGGATGATTTCTACCAGACTACTCCTAGAGCCTTTAAGAATAAAATAAAAGGCTTTGAGCGTTATGAGGAAAATCTATTTAAGGAGCGATGGGAAATGCACCGGGAACTTATAGTCACTGTTCTTTCTCCGCACTTAGATAAGAAACATAAAAAGAAATCTATGCATGATCTCTATCCTTTAGCCTGGGATAATTCAAAATTAAAAAGTCTCAAAAAAATAGATCCTAAAGAATTGTGGTCTAAGATAGATGAGGCAAAGAAAAGTAAAGAATAAAATTTTAGTTTGTTGTTTTTTTCATAATTCGGGAAAACCCCTCAATCCGTTGAGGGGTTTTTTTGTGGCATAAAGGAAACAATGTTGGAGTCAGTCATAAATGTATACCTATAGTTTTATGGTTTTAATATAAACCTTAATAAATTAAGTCATGAAATCTATTTATTTATTGTTAACAATGCTTACTCTTTTATTGAGTGCATCAATGCCAGCAAGTGTATTTGTAGAAACTGATAGTTTCAGTTTTGAAAATGTATCTGAAATACCCATCGAAAGTGATTCAACAATTTATTTTGCAAAATCTAAATTTGAAATGAACAACGTCGACAAGCTTAAAGAAAACTATCCAGAATTGGTAAAAGAATATTCCGAAATGGATAAGGAACAATTGCTAGATCAGATATGTTCTGAAGTTCTGGACTTGCATCTTATGGAAGAAAGGGTTAAAACTTTCATGAGTGAATGTAGCTTAAATCTTAGCAATACAAATTACACTATCGAATCTATTAAATCAATTATAAATTCTAAACAAGAGCATGACATCAATGTTTTTTGTAAAGATTTGCTAGATGATTTTGAAACTGATGCAGAAAGAATTGAAGACTTAAGGTCCAGGGCACAGCAAGTCTAAACTTTATAAATTTTATTAAAAAACCTCTGAATCGTTCAGAGGTTTTTTTGTGGCATAAAGGAAACAATGTTGGAGTAAATAAGACGAGTTCACTTCTATTTTTGAAGCTATTCACAAAGTCACTTCATGAGTAGTTTAGCTAACATATCGATACGATTTAAAGCAGACCTTAAGCAGTTTTCTTCCCAGATGCAGAATGTGGATAGAAGGCTAAAGAAAGTCGGCAAACGCCTATCTAGTATAGGCAGTAGCATGAGCATGAATTTTACTGCTCCTGTAGTTGCTGGACTTGCATTGGTGACTAAAGGTACTGAAGAGCTAAGATCCGATCTTGGTAGATTGGAAACTAACGCTTTATTGGCTGGCGAAGGTCTTAATTTTATTCGTGAACAGCTTAAAGAAGTACAAGCCATTACTGGGGAAACAGATTCTTCTGTCGAGGGTTTATCCAACTTACTAGCTGCTGGATTTAAAGGAGAAAATCTTACTAGGGCTTTAGATAATATTTCTGGTGCTGCAATTAAGTTTTCTGATACTTTAAAGTTTGAAGGTATTGCAGATGGACTTCAAGAAACTTTAGCGACTGGAAAAGCTATTGGTCCATTTTCTGAACTTTTAGAAAGGTCTGGCATAAACCTAGATGATTTTAATGCTGGTCTAGCAGAATCTTCAAGACTTGGAGAAGAGCAAACTTTTATTTTAAATACACTAGCTAGTACAGGACTAGAAGAAGTTAACAAAAAATACAGAGAAAATAATAGAGACGTAACAGATGCTAGAAAATCGCAGTTAGCCTTCCAGTTAGCTATAGCAGATCTAGCTAAAACTTTGCAACCTATCGTTACTAGAATTACTGAATTTGTATCTGGATTGGTCACAAAGTTTAATGAGCTAGATCCTAGCATAAAAAATATTGCTTTAGTTGTTGTGGGTTTAGTTGCTGCGATAGGACCTCTACTTGCAGCATTGGGTTTTTTATTAAGCACAGTTATCCCTGGTCTTATTACTGCCTTTGGATTATTATCTGCTCCTATATTGGCAGTAGTTGCTGCAGTCATAGCTATAGGTGTGGCGGTGGTTAAGTACTGGGAACCGATAAAGAAAGCAGTTTTAGATGTAGCTAATTACTTTATAGATCTATACAATGAATCTGTTATAGTTCGTGTAGGCGTAGAAGCAATAGCACTACAGTTTAAGATACTTTATGAAGCTGCAAAACTTGTTTTTAATGGTCTTACTACTATTATAAAAGGCTGGTGGACACAAACAAAAGCTACATTCTCACTATTTGGTGAAGCCTTTAAGGCTATTATTACTGGTAATTTTGAAGAACTTCCTAAAATCTTAGCTAGAAATCTGGCTAAAACTCAAAAGAACTTTACCAAAACATTAGCCGGTATTAGTAATGATGTAAAGAACTTTAATGTTGGTCTGCAAAAAAGCATAAGTGACTCTATAGATAACATTGCAGGACGTAAAAAACTAAACCTTTCTGCAGAGGTAACTGTGGATTCTGTAAAGGTTTCAGAAAACGCCAATCAAGAACTTAATGCTGCTATGTCTGGCCAAGGTGGACAAGCTCAAGTACAATCTTCAAGCACATTACAGTCTGGTGGATTAATGACTACTGGGATAGGCGATCAACTTAGAGCAGATGGTGCTATAATAGATGAAGAAACAACTAAGATAAATGAAAGCTTAGCCTTGTTTAACATAGGAGCTAGGGAAATAATGGCAGAAGCTACACTAGGTTTTGCTGAAGGCTTTGGTGCTATGATTGGTAACATTGCTAGAGGTAATGTTGGTATAGAAGGTTTGCTAGGTTTAATGCTAGAGACCTTTGGAAACGTAGCTATAAGATTAGGTAGACTAGCTATAAGCATAGGTTTAGCAGTCGAAGGAATTAAAAAAGCATTAACGAGTCTTAATCCTGCTGCTGCTTTGGCTGCTGGTATTGCATTAATTGCTCTGGGAACCATCGCAAAATCTGCAGCTGCAAATATTGCAGAAAGTGGTGGTAGTAATCGTGTAGCTTTTGCAGATGGTGGTATAGTCAGCGGACCTGTAAATGCTTTAGTAGGTGAATATGCTGGGGCAAAAAACAACCCGGAAGTCATCACACCTCTTAATAAACTTAAATCTATGCTTGGAGATAGCATTGGCGGTGATATGAGCCAACTAGAAGTTGTTGGAAAAATAAGCGGTCAGGACTTAATTTTAATCAACGCGAGAGCGCAAAATTACAGAAACCGACGTGGCTAATTACGAGATACACATACAAGACGTGGAGAATATAGAAGATGATCTCTTGCTGAAATACGCAGAGCGTAATTCTATACAACTCAATTGGCTAGGTGGTGACTCCAAGACTCAACCTATTGTTGGTAGTGAGCTTAATTTTACTCTAGAAGCTACAGAGGCAAAAGATGCTGCCTTTATTGAGCTATTTACAGCAGATGAACACAAATGGCTGGTCACAAAGAGGATATCGACGACTCAAGAAATCGTTTGGCAAGGCTACTTGCTCCCAGAATCTTACGAAGAACCCTATAGACGTGGTATATTTTACGTCAACTTTTCTGCAGTAGATGGTCTTGGACTTTTAAAAGGTCTTAAGCTTACTCCCGACTTTTACGCTGAAGAAAAAACGGTTATTGAAGTGCTTTGCGCTATTTTAAAACTGACGAAGGTAGATCTAGAACTTTACTTCTCCCCTGCTCTCATTAACATTAATGAGCCGGACTGGTCCAAGATTTTGGTAGATACTAGGCTTTGGGATATCAATAAAGATAATGCCTATCAACTCCTTAAAGATTTATTGGAGTCCATGCGTTGCCAAGTTTACCAGTGCCAGGGGAAATGGTTTATTGAAGGTTTTAACAAAAGACAATTGATAAATGTGAGCTACCAGGTGTTCGATCTAGAAGCTAATTTTTTAAGAGATGAAGATTTCGAAAGAACCGTAAAGCAAATACCATTACTTGCAGATCCTAGTGTAAGAATGGTTCCCTCTATAAGAGAAGCTGTTGTGAAATACGAACGGAATCAATTTCAATTTGCTGAAGATATTATACAAGAAAATGACGTGCCTTGGTTAATTTACAGAGGTCAGGTTGATAATTTATGGCTTGCAAAAAATTGGAATTACAAACAATTTGCTGGTGAGAATTTTTACATAGCTCCACCAGAAAGAAATCTAGTGTATAGCAGATTCAACTTGGAAGAACTGGATACTAGTAGATTTGTAACAATACGCGAGAAGCTTTTTGTTAAGAAAAATTCTACTATAAAAATTTTTATTAAAATAAAAAGATTATTTTTTGATAGTTTATCAGAAACAGACTTAACTGATGAAGTTATTGCATTATGGTCAAAAAGCCAAATATATGAAGTGCTACTGGATGGTGAAGTCATTATCACCAATCTTAATGTAAGTCAGAATAACCAAGCATACCTAAAGTTTGAAAACGGTGAAGCTTCTGTAGATCTTATTATAAGACCAGAAGTAGATGGACTTATGGATTTTAAATTTTACGAACCTTTTTCTGTATCTAATTTTGGATTAGAATATACAGGCACAGAGTTTAAAGAATTAACGGTAGAAGCCGTGCCTGAAATACAAGATGAAATCTACATTATAGAAAATGGTCAAGTAGGATCTAATATTTCTGAAATTGATTTGCGTTTTGGTGATGATCCTACACTTTTTACTGAGGCGTTTTATATAGAAAGGACTAGGCAATTGGTTAGTAATAATGAAGCGAATAGATTTTGGTTTCCCGTAAACTTTTACACGGTAAAAGATGGAGTGACGTATGCTATAGTCTTATTAAGAGCTGCAGTGATGGCTTATAGACTAAGGTTTTCAGAAAATAAAATATTTCATGTTAACGGGCCTAGGGCTTTAACTGGAGAAATTCTTAATGATCCTAACATCATTTTCAATTTTGAAGATGGAGAGTCTGCAGCAATAGAAGTTAATGAAGCGTTAAGCAGTGGTCATATATTTATTAATTACTCTAGGTATAAAGACGAAATAAGATCACGTAATGAAATCACCAGCTGGTCGGATGCTATTTTTGAAGTAGAAAATAAGCGCTTTGGACAGATAGTAGGAGAAATAGAAAAGAAGATTTACGAAACGCCACACTTTAGTTTTGAAGGTGCTACAGACTCACCTTTAAAGTATAACGATATTCTCAAAATTCAGTACAACGATGAGCAAAGATATTTTACTCTGAGCAATTGCTCATGGATGCCAGACGATAATACTTCAGAATTTATCGCAAATGAAATGCTTTATCAAGGAGCAAATTCAGAATTGATTCCACCATTTGTAGATGCTGGACCAGATATTATTATTGGAGTGAATGACAGCTTTTCCTTTTTGAGTGCGGTGGCCAATGCTCCTTCTGGTACTATAGAAATTATACAATGGGAACAAGTTTCTGCAGCTGGTAATGCAATTATAGATACACCTAGCAATTTGCAGACTGATTTAGGCCAGCTATCTCTAGACTACTATACGTTTAGGATCACGGTCACAGATAGTAATGGACTAAGTGCCTTTGACGAAGTAAACGTTATACGTATCACCTTTGCAACACTTACACTAGATGAAACAGAAAGTGGAGAGGGTTCAGGTTCTGCATTCTCTACTTACAAAGTTAACGTTACACCTGCTCTTACAGGTAGCCAAAGTCTATCTATAATTTTTGATGTGCTTTTAGAACTTTTTTCTACAAACTATCAAAATTCTGTTCTAAAAGCGGATATAGAAATCACAAAAAATGACACATTAATTTTTGATTTTAGCATTAGTAATTTTGATATGAATTCCAATACACTTACTTCTTTAAATGAAGATTCTGTGTTTTCCATAAACTCAGAAGATAATGTATTTGTAAATATTTCAGTCCAAGTAATTGGAAATAGTAATAATGAAATGACAAAATCTAAAGCAAAAATCACAATAAAATCAGCAGTATTTACTGGAGTAGAGAGGGAAATTACTAATCTGCCTATAACTGAGCAGCTAACAGTAGAAGTATGAGTCTAAATAAAAAAATATGGTTTGGAGACAATTATGGAAGCACCATAAATGATGACATAGTGGTTATAGATCCGGGAGATCTGGAAGCCTTTAGATTCGATTCTACCTTGGTCACTATGGATTCTACACTACTAACTTTTGATTACAGCGTATAATGGCACTACAAAATATAAATAGAGGCACAACACCCAACGATGGTCAAGGAGATTCAGCAAGAGCTGGAGCCCTAAAGATTAATGAAAACTTTGCGTACCTCCTAAATGCTAAAGCTACCTTCAAAACTATTATAGGACCACAAGTTTCATTAACTAATGTAAGCGGTGATGTTGCTGAAGAAATAAATACTGAAGCTCCATTTACATTTGAATTTGCAAATTTAAGTTTTATTAAATACGTTGAATTTGAAGATGGCGATATCTTCAATATTTACTTTTTCAAATTAACTGAAATAGGTGGTGGCACCAAGACCTTTGGCAATGGAGGTAATACTACTCTAGGAGCTACAAATCTTTTCTTGACCGGGCAAAAGCTAAAATCTGTCCAGGACTTTCAAGAACTTAATAGCACAGTCACCGAAGATTTTGGAGATATAGGCACTACAAGCCTTATCGATTATGTAAATGGTATATCTCCAGCAATAACCATACAAGCGACAAGCGTAGGAGCCACAATACTAAAAGCTATAGTCGATGATGAAGGTGAAAGTTACCTTTTTAAGGGGGAAGCTGGTGACTATGGACAAGGCGAGTTGCAGCTAGAGAGTGAAGATCTAGAAGCCTTGTCGGAAAGTACCCAGGTAAATGTATTTAGCGGCACAAGAACAGACAAAACAATAACAGCATCTACTTATACCTTATTAAATACAGATGTCAAACGTTTTTTAAGATTTAC